GAGGCTCAAAGTTTTGCAGTTCAAGTGCCATCCCCGGTTGCATGGCAAACGTAGACTGGTCGAGGACTAGGCCACCCTGACAAGCAAACACAAAGGGGCTAAGTTGTGCTTCATCAGCCATGTGTTATGCTCCTGATGGGAAAATGGATACGCCGTACCTTTGTGAGTGCGGAAGATATGTTGACCGCACATAACTAAAATCTCTGTTAATAAACAGACTTTGCATATGCTTAATACCGTCTTCAAATCGGGCAAAGTTAATGCCGTATTGTTGTGCCTCACCCCGATACTGATAACCGTAAGCTGTTGCACCATCTACAATCACCTGACGAAACTGTTCAGGAATAGTCGGTGCGTCAGTAGCAGCAGACAAAGCAGTGGGCTTTACATATGCATCATACTTTAATTCATATGCTTTGTCAGGATATGGAAACAGTCCATAGTTGTTATCTGGTGTTCTGAATACGTAAATAGGCACACCTCCCACATCAGAGGTAGTCTCTTGGTCAATGTACTTATCCACGTACTCTTTATATTCCATGACACGTAGGCTTACACCTGCTGTGCCAAGAGTGTCGTTTTTACTTATGCGGAATGTTTCATAGTCCACATTATATACTGTGGCACCTAGTGAATAACGTGTGGTGCCAGCTACAAGAGTTTCGGTTTGCAATGCGTGGCTAAATGACCACCCGAACTCTCGTTGAAAAATATAGTTGATGGCGTCGTTCACAGCATTTTTACACTGCGTCTGAAATCCACGAGATGATGTAAAATTAGAACTCGTCAATGCAACTTCATTGAAACGGGCCAATACTTCATTCGTGATGTCAAGGTAAGTGTACGCCATCTGAAATCCTTAAAGAGTTAGGAGGGCGACTTCTGCCGCCCCCCATATTATTTAGGCAAGAGTGTCACGGTCTACTTCATTAGCAGTCATGTCACCCGTGTCATCCACGTTCATGCAGACGGCAAACATGCGGATTACGCCGCCTGTTGTCGTACCTGTCATGGCTTGGATTTCAACGTCGATGGTGTCAGCGGTGCCGCCGATAAGAACAGGAGTTTGACCTGCCTTAAATGCGTAGTCACCTACTGATGCTCCGTCAAAGTCGAAGCCATCAACAAAGTTGTCCAAGTCACCACCAGTGATACCAAAGTCAAAATCGGTGTCGGTTGAAGTACCCGTGTGAGCGGATGTTACTTCAAAACCAGCAGCGAGAATGAGGGTATTCGCTGGGACAGTCAGGCCCGGAATTACATCGTTAGCAGCGAGGGCTGTACCCTTATCGCTTGCTGCAGTTGCAAAGTTCAGGTCTGCCTGAATCATGTATGGTTGACGCCCACGTGCGCCAACACCCCGTGCTACAGAGGTAGTATTATCACCAAGAGCCATAATTCAATCCCCCTTTAAGCCAAGCAGTATGCCGCAGTAGCGATTGCTTCAGGACGAAGAATCTTGCGACCATACAGGTGCATACCACGGACAATATCAGCGAAGCTGTCCGGGTCACGGTAGGTTTCAGTCTTGTTAATCTGCTCTGCAGTTGCAACAGCAGAAGAATGACCAGCCACGATGATGCCCATGTTTGACGAGTTAACACCGCCGGTAGTTGCAGGGCCAGTACCCAGCGACGGCAGGTTGTTAGACGAGTAAACTTGGAAACCGTGAAGGTTATTGATTACAAGACCATTCTGGAGTCCAGAACCACCGAAGTCAGCGTTCAGAAGACGTGAGTCCTCATCCTTCAGAACTTCAATGAAAACCGGGTCAAGAACGAGCCAGCGTCCTTGGGTGTCAACATTCTGTTGGTCCATAAGACGTGACATACGTGCAATGATTTGCAGCGGGAATGCGTTACCGGCAGTACCGGACTTAGCAGCCGTTGCGCCACCTGCACGTGGCTCTACACCAATACAGCTATTAGCGGCACCAGCAGTGCCAGAAGTATTGGTAAAGTCAGATGCGTCCAGTGACATGGAAGCCAGCAGTTCCGCACCTACAAGGTTGGCACCATCTGAAGCAGAGGTGACAGCCTTTCCACCGTTAACAGTTGTGTTAACAGTGTCAGCAGCACCGTGGATGGATGACTGCTTAAAGCCTGACAGATAGCCAAGAACGTCTTGGTCAAACTGGTCAGCAAGGCGGTAAGCAGCACGGTCACTTGCCAGAGACTGGAAGTTTACGTGGCTGTGCGCCTCTTCAATGTCGTCAACCTTAAACGCAAAGTAGTTAGCTTTGTCGATTGTCAGGTTGAAGTCTTCGTCGTCAAGGTCTTGCGGCGTGATAGTCGTACCACGTGCATACTCCTTAACCGTAATTTCGGGTTCCTTGATAATCTTAACGGAATCACCCATTTGTGCAATTTCACCAAAGTAATCGTTATTGGTGATTGCCTCAACAATAGATGCCTTGCGGAAAGCAAGTTGCACCTGTTTGCTGTAAATGACGGGCGAAAAATTACCGTTAGGAAGATTACCATACCCGGCTGCGGTAGTAAAAGCCATGATGTTATCTCCTATTTAGGCATTTTAACAGATGCAAACTTACCAGACTAATCAGAGGCTGATTCACAATGGGTGCGTATTCTATTCAGTTGGCCGACCGAATATTCAACGGGCCACGCTCGTCAGGTAATCCATAAGACTGTATTGTTTGCAGATTGGTGTAAGCGGGTAGCGAACCTACTTACACCTTTGATGACTATAGTTATACGAAAAAATAACTATTTGTCAACACTTTTTTCTTTCGGCACTTCAAGAAAGTTCATGTTCATGCTGAAAGACCTACGTTCTCCCTTCGTATAGAACGGATATACGCAGTGAAATAGTTGAGAGGGAAAGACATAAAAGTCTCCAACCTGTGGTTTTACAACAAAGTTTGTACAGGTGTAGCCTGAAGCTGTGCCACTAGCAAACTGAATATGTCCATTAGCAGGGTGGTGGTCTTCGTAGTCTTCTTCCCATTCCTCTTCAATACCTTCCGGTAGTTTCAAGTAACCTACACATGATAGGCGAGAGCCTGTGTGTATATGGAGAGGATTGTATTCGTTTTCAAACTGGCGTACAAACCAGCCTGAAACAATTTGTAGTCCGTAATCATACTTGTCAATATCAAGCGACTTTGCACCAAAAGAGTTTCGCAATTCAGTGTATGCTTGATACTGTCCAACAAACTGCCCTAAACCTTCTTGGGCAATCTTTACTATTTCTTCGTCAAACGCCAATTCTTCAGATACTTTGCCAACAAGGTTGTCAGAGTAGTCTTGAAGTTTGTCAGACATCTTACTGTTTAGTTTGTCTACAAGTTCTTCTGGCATACGGTAGTATCCCATCGTCGGACCAAACGGAGCAAACAGTTCCATGTCTTTTTGGGGCTTGAATATTATACTCATCGCGCTGACCCCGAAACGTCGTAGACAAATTTGCCGCTACGGATAGCTTCCATAATTTCGTCTGACTTAGCCTCATACTCTTGAGGTGACATCTTTTGCACTTCAGACTCTTTTATGTATGTGGATGTTTCATCCTCTTGCGGTTTACTACGACTATTTTTTGTAGAGACAGATTTTGCTGCTTCTTTGTCTGATTTGGATTTCTTTTTGCCAATACCCATATCAGCTTTGTAGAGGTCAATTGCCCTAGCAGCAGAACGTGCGTCGTTGTCGTTTTCATACAGTGCATCTTGCACCCACTTTGGCTGTTCTTCAGCCCACTCGTGAAAACTATCGCTGTCCCTAATCTCATCAAAGTCAGGGTGCATTTGCATCAATGCCGCTTCTGCTTTTTCTTTAGTTGCAGATACTTGCATTTCGTCAATTACTTTTAGACGTTCTTCAAGAGCAGTAGATTGCTCTCGTGCTTTTTTCATTGCAATCGTTTCAACGATAGCTGCTACGTCAGGATAGTTTTTAGCCCACTGCTCAATGTCCTCATCAGACTTAGGCAATTGCATTTCTTTTTTCGTGGCGTCTGCTAGTTGACGTTTTAGTTCTGCAAGTTCTGTTTTAAATTCTTCTGCTTGCTTTTGTTGGTGCCTACGCAGGTCAGAGTAACGCTTTTTAAATGTTTTTTCCTCTGCGCTTGTAGGCTCTGCTTCTTCTGGTTCAGCAGTCTCTTCTACTTCACCCTTTTGTTCTTTGAGCATTTGCTCAAGTTCTTCTTCTTCCATTTTGCGTTTTTCTTCGTTAGTGTATTTACGATTTGCAAACGCTACTTTCTTTTGGGGCTGCATTTCTTCAGCCATAATTTCGGCTTCTGCCATTTTACTTCTCCTAGTTGGGGCCAACCGTAGCCACGTCGGGGTGGGGGATTAGGTAGCCAACATATACGGGACTATTTTTTAGAAGCTAGTCCACCTCGCTTCATCTTCTTTTTGGCTTTAGGTTTTTTCTTAGATGCTAAACCTCCCTGCTGATAGTAACTAAAATCATCTACATCTGCAAAAGAATCAGCATAATCTTGTACCTCGTCTTCAGTCATTGAATACTGAGTGCCACCGCTAGGTTGTTCATCATCTTGCTGTTGATTACGCGCATTAAAATCTGAAATAATCTGATTTACCTCTTGTGC